TCGAGATGTGATTCTCGATGTTCAAGCGGTCCTGCTCACACCTTCCGGTAAAAATCTGTTCAAGAATTTGTTCCGAGAGTTTGAACTCGGACAAGTACCGGCCGTTGGTATGGAGGGGAATCTCCTCTTCGAATACATGGGGCATTTGAGAGCAGGGAATTCAATTTTTAAACTAGCGGCAGAGGCCAACCCAGACGTGGCTGGCTCATTGCTCGCGCAAATCGAAAAGGAACGGTATGCTAAGATTCAATCCGATGCTCAAACGGGAAGAAGTTAACGATGATCCAGCTCTTACTCCTGGGGGAGAAAAACCGGCGCCTGCTGCAAAGGATGCTCCGGCGCCTGAAGAGAGCGGGGATTCCTACGACGATCTCGGGTATCCGATCGTCAAAGATCCGGAAGAAGGAAAAGCGCCCGAAGGTGGACCCCCTAAAGAGAAAGAAGCCGATGAACCGGAGACACCCGCGTCGCTGGAAAAATCCGCCACCGGATACGGAGATGAGCCGCCAGTAGTTGAAGACCTGCCGCCTATCGTCCCGCCGGTACCGCCCGCGGCACCCGACGAATTCGACAAGGTGCTTGAAGGTTTAGATAAAGACGACGTGACTAAGGTAAAGGAATTCGCCAAGGCCAACAAAATGTCGGTCGAGCAGGTGAAAGCCTACGGCGAGCTCCGCAAAAAGGAGTTGGCTGACGCTAAGGTCTATGCTGAGCGCTTGGAAAAAGAGGAAGCCAATCAAGTCCTTAAGCAGCGCGCGGCTTGGCATAAAGAGTTGGTCGATGATCCCGCCTTTGGTGGGGAAAAATATAAAGCCAACGTCTCGAAAGTCGACAAGGTTTTAGAAAAACACATGCCCAACTTTAAAAAACAGTTGACGGAACGTGGAGGTGTGATGCCTCCTTATATCATGCGGGATATGGCTAAGTTGTACGACCACCTGTACGGGACTGAAAAGCTCGTGCAAGGGGAAGCTCCGGCGCCTAAACCCAAAGATGACGAAGATCCATTAGATTTTTATAACTCGAAAGAGTCTTAACCAGGGGATGTAAATGTCTGCAAAAGGCGCAACATTAGTAACATTGGCTGACGTGGCCAAGAGCAAGAACAAACAAATCGGTAAAGTTGCCGAAGTTCTTGTGCAGGAAAACCCGATGCTCAACGACATCCCCTACATGGAGATGAACGAAGGCACGATCCACAAAGAAGAAATTCGTTCTGCTTTGCCGGACGTTTACTACCGTAAGGCCAACCAAGCGATTCCCGCTTCGAAGACAACCACTGAAGAACGTTCGTTCTCGGCGGCACACTTCGAGTCGAAATCGCAGATCGACGCAGCCGTTGCAAAACGCGGCGGAGTTGATCGCATTGCCTACAACCGCTGGAACCAGGCGCAAGGTCACTTGCAAGCGCACGCTCTCGAGCATGCTCGCCTGACGATCTACGGATCCCCCTTGACCGATCCTTTGAAAACTCCCGGCCTTTTCGACGTGTACTCCACGTTGGCGACTTCGGAAGAGACTTCGAAGCAAGTCATCGATGCGGGTGGTTCGGGAACGGATCTGACCTCGATCGCTTTGATCTGCTGGGGCGAACGCTCGATCTTCGGGATTTATCCCAAAGGTACGCAGTCGGGCCTGAAGCGCACCGACCGCTCGGCCGGTAACAAAGAAGTTCAGATTCCTGCTTTGGACGTGAACGGCGCTGCCGGCACGATCTACGGCTACGAAGAACAATTCGAAATCGACCATGGTTTGGTTGTTAAAGATTATCGCCAAGGTGTCCGCATCGCGAACATCGATCCCGCATTGCTCTTGAGCGGTGTTGGAGCGGCTGATCTTTTCGACCTGCTCATCTCGGCGGTTTACAAGATCCACACTCTGAGCAACGGTCGCCCGGTCCTTTACGCTAACCGTACGGTTATGGCGTTCATGGATAAGCAAGCGTTGACCAAAGTCGGCGCCGGCGCGGGACTCACTTACGACAACTATCAAGGTCAACCGGTCTTGATGTTCCGCAAGATCCCGATCCGCCAAGCTGACGCGATCTTGAACACTGAAGATGAAGTAACCGTTTGATGAATTGAGGTGGGATTATAATCCCACCTACTTGAGTTGTTTGTTTTTAAATTTTTCACAGGAGTTAAAATGCGTTGGGATATTCAAGATCAATTATCGGTTGACCAAGCGGTCACTACTACTGGCACGGTAACCGCTCACTCCCGCCAGAAGCAATCCGCAGCCCAAGACTTGAGCATCGGCCGTATGTACGCGCTTTTGTTCATCGTCAAAGTGGCTGCCGGTGCATCTTCGGTATGGAGCTTCGAAGCGGTTCAAGCTGACGTTACGGCGTTGACAACCAACGTTGAAACGATCGCAAAATCGCGCGACTATCTCGCGGCCGAATTGACGGTTGGCAAATGCGTTGTTGTTCCGATCCCCGAAGGATCCATGGATCAACTGCACATCGGCGGAAAATACGTCGTGGCCAGCGGAACTACTACCGGAACTTTCGATTGCTACTTGGTGCCCTTGGATGAAATCCCGCACTACAAGTCGTTTCCCAAGGTTGTAAACCCGGCGGTATAAGTTGAAAAATCAGATGCCGCCACTGCCCAAGTCCCCGGAGAAATCCGGGGATAAGGACATGCCCGAAATCAAAGCTGAAGTCATTGAATCCAAACCGGTGTCTATTGAAGTCATCGCGATGGGTCCGGGCTTCTTCAAGCAGGGTCGCAAAAAAGAAGGCGACAGATTCACTGTCGACAGCTTTGATAAGCTTGGCTCTTGGATGAAGTGCGTTGATCCCGTCATGCAGAAAAAGCATGAGGCGGAACAGCGTCGCAAAAAAGAAGCTAAGCGCCAAATGGCTTCGAACAGTCTTTATAGAAAAATTCACGCGGACGACGAATAGTTTCCGCTTAGAGAGGCGGAGAAGTGTTCACAAAAGAGGATATATTCAACCTAGCTCTTGGTGCGCTTCTCCTTACTCGCCGAATCACTGACTCCACCACCGACACCTCCAATGAAAACAACGTTCTCAATACGCATTGGGATATGGCGTGGCGATCAACGCTTGAGGATTTAGACCTCGACGGCAATAGCTCGCAGCTCGTCTTGGCTTTGATCACTGAGGATCCGGAGGAGCGGCCGGAATGGAAATACGTTTACCGCTACCCCGCTTCCTGCACGATCCTCCGCCGCATCAAATCCATGGCCTTGAAGGACAACCGCGAATCACGTATCCCGCTCAAGACCGGGATGAGAAACGGCGTCAAGTGCATCTTCACCAATGAGATGGACGCAATCATCGAGTGCATCGAGAATACGCTCTCGCCCACCATGCTGACTGCAAACGCAGCTTTGGCTGTGGCCTATAAATTGGCCATGCTCTCAAGCCCGCTGATCACCGGCAAAGGTGCCGATAAACTTCGCAAAGAGATTCAGGGCGCTTACGTATTGGCTAAGTCTGAAGCGCAGGAGCACGATATGCGCGAGAATACTAATTACGATGAAGACCACATTACCTCGGAATTCGTTAACCACAGGCTGTCCTAATGGCGTTAAAAGTCCAATCGAGCTTCTCTTCAGGTGAATTAGATACGGCTCTTCATGAAAGAACTACGCTCGCTAAATTCAAAGCCGGTTTAAAAACCGCGCGCAATGTGGTGGTCGGAAAAACTGGCTCCATCATGTCGCGCCCGTCGCGTAAGCATTTGGTCAATACCAGATACGCTGACAGAGCGGTGAAGATCTACTCCCCGCCCGGCACTGGTTATTTGATTGAGTGGGGTCACTTGTATGTTCGCGTGTACGACCCTGACGGTGCATTACTGCACACCACGGTTCACACTCGCACCGAGGACGACCTAGCCACGATCAAATTTGAAACCGGTAGCTCGTCTGAAATCTACATATTTTGTTTAGGTCTAACGACGCTTAAGTTCCAGTACATTGTCGGCGCATTTGCTACGGACCCTTTTTATTATTTAGCCAGCCCCGTAAGTTCAGTGCTTACTCCGGCGGCTGCCGGCACCGGCTACACTGTCGATTACGCATTCACCTATATTCAAGACGGTCAAGAGTCCGTGGCTCTTTATTCTGCAGCAGCAGGCTTCTTACCTATAAGCGTCGCGCAATCTAATATCTTGAACGTGAAGCTTGGGACAACTGCGGCGCTTGCTACCACCACCACAGAGATGAAAGTTTATCGCAGACCAAATGGCGGCGGCGTGTACGGTTATCTCGGCAGCACATCGTCGTTCGTCGCCGTTGGCGCCGATCATCATGCTATTTTCACCGACTTCGGCCAAGAGGCTGACTACTCGCAGTCTCCTCCAGTTTTGGCCGGCACCAACGCCAACGCCCCAGGTGTGATCAATTTCTTATCCGGTGCGGGAGCGATCTATCAACAGCGCTTGGTGCTTTCGACCTATCCAAATGAAGAAGGGATCCTGGCCAGTCGCCCCGGTTTCCAGAACAATTTTTTTAGAGATTATCCGCTTGGTCCTGATTCGGCTTTGAAATTTCGCGCAGGTTCGTCCGGTTACGCCAAGGTTTACGATCTGCTCGACAGTGACGGTTTGATCGCATTCACCAGCCGCGGGATTTTCCTGCACTCCGGTCCTCTCACACCGGAGAATTTAAGCATGGTGAAAAAAGGTAGCTGGATCATCAAACAAGATGTTTCGCCTTTGGCTATTCCCGGCGGAGTGTTTTTCGTCGACAGCGCTACCAATTCAATTCGCAATCTTGTGTGGTCACAGGACCTAAACGCATTCAACGGTCAAGAGGTCAGCGTATTTAGCGATCATTTGTTCCGCGAGCGCGAGGTCGTATCGTGGGCATTCCAAGAGGGGCGCTTGCCGCTCCTATGGGTCGTGTTTAGCGACGGATCTTTCGCAAGCTTCACTTACGATTTTGATCATGAGATGAAAGCTTGGACTCGTCACGATTCAGGCGAGGTATTAGTCGAGCAAGTCGCACCGACAAGCATTGCCGATAAAACTTATTTCGTTGTGAACAAAGACGGCGTTCGCTCTATTGAATGCACTATCCCGCGCTTCTTGCCGGCGGAAGTGATTAGCGATGACGCTGAAGCTGACAAGGGTGAATCGATCGCCTTTATGGATTCCATGGTAACTCAAAGTGAACTGTTGAATGATCTTCTGAACGCAAACGAGACTTTTTGGGTTAGACCGCACCCGGCAACTCCTACTGATTGGGAAGGTGAGCTTTTCATAAATGCTGTACCTTTTGTTTCAAGCCCATTCGTGAATGTAGCGGTAGGCGATGTACTTCGCGTATTCGATGAAGATGGGTGCGCAATCGATCTTGAAGTGCTCGAAAAATTGTTTGCGGATAAAACGGTTCGCGTGAAGCCCAATACAGAATTCCCTGACTACATGGAGCTCACCTCAAGAATCTATAAGACGGCAACTGAGGTCACAGGTCTAGATCACTTGGAAGGTGAAGTCGTGTCGGTCATCGCTGACGGTTTCGTCATGGCGTCACCGAATAACGATATCGACAACTACAACGATACGATCGTTGAAAACGGATCGATCACTTTACCTGACGGCATGCGCGGAGCCATCATTCACGTTGGTCGACCGATCACCGCTGACGTTGAGACTCTCGATATCGACACGATTGAACAAGCTCCGACTGTAGTCGAAGCCATGACGATCAATAAACTCGACGTTAAAGTACATAACACTTCCGGTTTATACATCGGTGCCAAATTCCCGGCTAACGATAAGGTCAACGGCAACACTGACTCTGAATTGGCCATGCAGCCGGTCGATAGCTATGAAATTGATTATGACGAGGAATATCCGATCTTAGGGAATCGCTACCCGCGGCCGAAAAGCGGTCGGGTCGCTATCACGCTTCCCGGTGATTGGAAGTCACAAGGCCGTATGGCGATGCGCCAAGTGGATCCGCAACATTTCCAAGTGCTCTCGGTTATCCCCGACGTGGAAATCTTAAGAAGGAGCGATAGATAATGCCAGTACCAATAATTATTTACGCCGCTCTTGCGGCCATGCAGGCCATGTCCGGAAATGCTCAGGCCGCCACGATTCGCGAGCAAGCGAAGCGTAAGCAGCTCATCGCTAATATGAATGCGGAGTTTGCCGAAGTCGATGCTTGGGAAGCTGAACAGCAAGGCTTTGCCGACTCCGCCAGATATCAGAACGTCATCGATCAGACCGTTGGTACTCAGCGCGTGGCGTACGCTTCGCAGAATGTCGATATCAATTACGGTACGGCCGCCGAGAAACAATCCGAGACCAGAATCACCGGCATGCTCAACACCCTCGACATTCAAAAGCAAGCCAGACAAAAGGCCGCGGGCTTTAAAAAGGAAGCCATGAATCTGCGCATGGGTGGAGAGATGCAGCGCCAAGAGGCGGGCATGAACGCCAACGCCACTCAGCAGGCCGGTTACATGAACGCAGCCAATACTGCACTGAGCGGTTATTCACGTAACACCAACGCCACCAAAACCACTGTTCCACAAGGAACAACTGAGAAGGTAGCGAGCGGCCCAAGTTTGCCGTGGAGTGACTTGAGCGATGATTACCGGCAGGGGAATCTAAGAGCCGATACCGAATACAAGTGGGGATAAATGGCAGGCATTCAAGTACCGTCACTCAAAAGAATGGACTCCGTTGCTGACGCTTCAGTCGGCCGCATTGATGACAGGCAACTCCCCGATGCTCTGCCGGCCATGGAGAAAGTCGATAAAGCTGCGCAGAATCTAGCCAGCAACGCCGCTCAGTATTTCCAAAAAGTCCAAGACGATGCGATCGATACCGAAACCAACGCTATGGTTAACGAGTATTCGGTAAAAAATAAGCAGCGCATGGACGAGGCCGAGAAATACCAAGGTAACCCGGCCGAAGTTTACAATAAGCTCGATGAGGACATGAAGAAGGATTACGACGATCTTGTCGCCAAGGCCGATGGGCTTTCTGGTAACGGTCGCGACGTTCTCACGCGCAAGCTGCAAGAAAAGCAAACGCAGTTTGAAATGCACAAGCTGCAACAGTTCAGCGCGCATCAAGACAAGTATGACCGCGCGGTGCTCACGGCTTCGCTCGATGACGAGTCTGAAGGATTGGTTAGAGCGACTGAATTGGTCAGTACAGATCCAAGCACTCTGAAGCCTTTCGATATGACAATTCGCCGGATCCAAGATCTGGTCTTGAAGGACGCCTATAAGCGTGGCGGAGTGGAAGAAGCCGAAGAAGGCACGCACACGATGACCGGTCCCGATGGCAAGCCGGTTTACGTGAACCTCAAACCGTCAGCGCAATTGGCGCTGAAAAAGGCGTTGAGTGACAACATATCCAACGCTCTTGAAACGGTTATTGACTCTGGTCACCTCGATGTTGCCGCGACCATTAAAGCTAAGTATTGGGATTCTATCGACACAGATAAGCAAAAGGCGCTGGCGAAAAATTTCGAGAAAGTTAGCATCGATCAAGCAGCGTCGCTCTTGTCGCGTCACCCGAATGACAAGAAGAAGATCCTAGCTGATTTCCCTGAAGCCGTGCGCATCAAGATCGAAGATGAAGCCGGGCAGAGGGTTCACGATAAAGCGACAAAAATCGAAGCGGCTAGAGAGCGCAGAGATAAGTCGTTCGCTAGAGCTTTCGTTAAAGCCGGGATGCCACAAGCGGAAGCCGGAAGCTTGACCACGCTCACCGATATTAAAGAGAACAAAGATCTTTCAATGATGCTCGATAGAATCGAAGACCCTATCCTTCGACAAAAAGCTATCGACTCTGTATTGGTACCGAAGGTCAGCGATCAAAAAGCCATAATGAACATCACGAAGATTGTATCGGGTGAAGTGCCCGGTAAAAACGTGACGGACATGTCGACTGAAGAAGTTGAGCTGGAACTTGGTCGCATGAAAGAAACCGACAAGAAGTATTGGCGCAATAAGATCTTGGCGATGAAGACCGAGACCGGCGGCGAAGAAGCGCGCAAATATCGCAATGCCAATCAAGATATTTTGACTTACGCAATCAATGCCGGACTCGTTAAGCGCGATGCCGGTGGGCAGATCAGCGGTCGCCATGAGATTGAGCTGAACGATTTGCGCCAAGAATTCAACGATAGGTATTTGGACGCAAGCGGTCCCGTAGCTCAGTCGGTGATTAAAGAGGAAGCTAGAAAGTTCATCGCTGAGAAAACCGACGATAAAGCTTGGCGTCCACCTGAACGCAAGATGTTTAACGGCGGAAAAATGGTCGCAAAGAATGATGAACCACCTAAGAAGAACGCCGCACCGGTTGTCGATCCTGTGGCTGAGCGCCGCAAATGGGTCGGAAAATACTTACGTGCCAATGACGGCAAAGCCCCGACACCGGAACAGCTCGATAAATTTATTCTAGACAACGGCGGCAAGTAATGGCTGACATCGAAGCGCTCACACAGTTGGCGGATTCAACGCCGGAAGAAGCTGCGGAAAATATCAACCGTGGTAGCATTTTAAATATCGAGCCTAAGGCTTTCAAAGAAATGAAAGCCGAGCTGAACCCTAAAGTCGACGCCATGATGAAGCCGACTGAGGCGGAACCGAGCGTTGCGCAGTACATGGCGCAAGGCCCAGAGCAAACCGCATTGGCCGCACCCGAAGTTGAGCACTTGAATTATTTCGAGCGGCAGATCCGCTCCATCTCCGATGCGATTTTTGACAAGCCGACCAATGAGCGCAAGATTATAGCGCTGAGAAATAAACAGATCGCGGATCCTGAGTCGCTGACCGAAGAAGACAAAATCGATTTGGTCATACTCAATGAGGAGAAGCAATCGCTTCAGCGCCGCAACTACGGCCTTGATGGAATGATTGAGACTCTACCGGCCAAAGTCGCCGGCGGCGTTGAAGGCATGGGAAAAAACCTAATCGGCGATGCCTTAAAAGGCTTGGACGATTTACCCGTTCATCATGCTGGCGGATTATTCAATATCCCTATGCGATTAGCGTACGGAATCGCCAAGGGCGCTTATGACGACTTGGTCGGATCCACGTTCAACGAACTTCCTGAAGATCTTGATTTTGAAACCAGAAAGAATATCTCCCGCGGTGTAGGTGTCGCCGGTGCTGCCATCAACGGCGTCGTTGGTGCCGCCACTATGGGGACCGCACCTTGGGTGCAGCAGTTCACAAGACCTGTACTTGCGCGCATGATCGTGGCCAATCCCGTACGCGCGGCAGCGGTGTCAGCTCTCGGTAATATCGCGGTGTCCGGTGCTATTGGTGCGACCGGCGCCGGTGGTACGGCAGTTGCGCAAATATTCGGCGAGGAGCTGGCTCAAAGCTACGACGGTTCAGAAGTCAGCTTCGATAACGCACTTCATAGCTTCAATCAAAATATCGACAAGCATATGCCGCGGATCATAGAAGCCGCGACCGTTGGCGGATTGACCACCGGGTTAATCAGCACGGCTACTAACGTGGCAGGCTTTGGAACGCTCAAGAATCGCTACCAGGGCATGAGCGAAGCGGTTAACGACTTCAGAGCAGGTAATGCAAGAGACGTTACTCCGAAGGCTCCAGAGCAGTTAAACCCGGCCTTCAATCCCGACCAGCCTATCGATGTAACCCCTACTGCACCAATGCAAGGTCCGTCACCCACGCGTCAATCGATGATGATTCTGCAAACCAGAGAGGCCATGCAGAATATCTCCAACGTCGCCAAGAGCATGAAGCTGACTGAATTGGCCCCAGGTCAGATGACGGCGATCAAAAAATTGCTGTTTGAAAATGCCGGCATGAAGAAGTTCTACATTGCCAGCGAAACCGTTAAGAATTGGGAGACCGATCCGAAGAAGCTTGAGTACATCAAGAACCTGTTCGGTAAGCACGGCACCACCGCTAAAGACATGGGTGCGCCGATTGACGTTGATCCTGCGGCCGTCATGGAAGTCGCACGTCAGTTCCCTGAAATTTTAGATCACATCCAGACTTCCCCTGAAGGCCCAAGCCCGCTTATGGCGGAAGAGTATTTGAAGAAGATGCAGGCGGCGGAAGCCAAGCGCAAAGACGTGCTTGAAAATCTCAACGCTATCCCGTTTGATCAAGTCGATGTTCCGCAGAAGGAAACATTCAAGGGTGTCTTGAACGTCGTTCACGGTTCTCCGGTTGAATTGGATAAATTCGTCGCACCTGACCAAGTAGATAAAAACAATCGCTATGACTCCGGTAACGGTGAATTCGGTCGCAACACTTATTTTGATGAATCCGGCTACTGGGTCGCTGCCGATGGGGAGATGGAACAAGGCGGGCGCGGCATTGGTTTCAAACACGTCTACGGCGTGAATCTCGAATTTAAAAATGCACTTGTAGTTTCACCTAAAACTCTCCCTCAGCTTAAAGGC